GGATAAGGGAGATCCAAAGACACTGGAGTCTGCCACTTATACTCACCACGAGCATTATCTACCATAATTACATTCTTACCACCAAAGCTAGACATTTGGTAAAGAGGCATTTCCACCTTCTGAGCCATAGCCCATAGGTCTACTGGACCTAAGTCCATTGGTTCTGCATCCTTCAACATGTTAACCAAGTGGTATGAATCTACGTGTGAAGTTGCCGCATAGGCTGTATCCCGTAGAAAGATACCATTGTTTAAAACTGGAGTTGCCATTTTTATTTGTTTGTTTATTTGTTACTAATTAAAATCTTTTGAACAGGTTAGTTCTCTGGATTGTTCTTTGAGGTTTTGCAGTACCTCTTTTTTGTTCTTCTTCTTGTGGTACAGAAGATGTAATCTTTCTAGACTCTTCTGTTTTTAATTTTCTTACAGTTTCTTCAACTGCAGCTTTACCACCAATTTTTCTGATACCATCTTTATAACCATTAGGATCAGCAAGTAACCATAGTGCTTCTGCAATAAGCCCATGGTCTGGTTCAACAAACTGATACTTCTCAAGTAAGTGACCAAGTAAGTTTGTTTGTTTACCAGATATAGAAGGATAGTTAGGTTGAACTAAACCTGAGTATAATAAGCTCTGTGTTTTCTTATCAAGTTTTAACCCGCCTAATTCTCCTGCTACAAGAGTACTGTACACACTATCAGTGTAAGCCTTAGCTTGTTTAGTTTGTCTTTCCTTAAGTGCTTCTTGTTCTGCTAGTTGTCTTGCAACAATTTCTTCTTGCATTCTATCTAGCTTAGGTTTGAATTGATTAGCTTTTTGCTCTAGCTTATCAATATCTCTCCAATCTTCTATCTCTGCTTCAATTTCTTCAGGAGTTCCAAAGCCTGTTGCATATAAATATTGTCTTGCAATTTCTTCCTGATCATATTCATTAGAAGGATCTAATGATCTCATTTCTTCTACATGAGCTAAGGTTCTAAATAAACCTTTAAGATCTTGTCCTCCATCAGCAACATACTTAGCTGCAATTTGAAGTTCTTCAGGAAGAGCTTTAAAGAATTCTTGAGGAGTAGACTCTCTTACTCTATTCTCTCTATCTTCAAAGTTTGCTTTAAATAGTTCTCTAAAATCTTTTGTTGTATACTCCTCTAAAGATTTATCATCATCAAAAGGCATTAGTTCACCATCCTCAATCATTTTTTGTGCAAGCTCATAAAGACCAGACTTGTCTACTTTTGGTCTTCCTTTGTTACCCGCTTCTTCTTCTTGAGTAATTAAGCTGTCAAGTTCAGCAATAGTTTCATCAACTTCTGCCTTTTTTTCTACAGCTTCCTTTTTTTCTGCAGGTGTTGCTTTAGGGTTGTCAAAGAACGTAGTATCTACTTCTTCTTTTGAGAAGAGTGATTTCTTTTCTGGTTCTCCATCTGAAGGTAGCATAATACTATCTGCACCAGGATTGCCAAAAATCTCATCAATGTTTACATCTGCTTGTACCACCGTTGTGGTATCTAGCACCTGATCTTCAGGTTTTTTGTTGGTATCTTCCATTTTGTTGGTTTTTGGATATATTATAATATACAAAATAAACTTGAAAAATTTAAAATAGAAAAAGTAATTTTTTGCACTATATAGCTAAACCTACTTTTCTTTCTTATTTGATTCAGGTTTATCATATTTATTTTTGTTCTCTCTAGCAATTTGTAGTTGCTTATCAGCTATTTCTTTTTGTACTTGTAACTTTTCTCTATCAATCATAACCTTTTGGTTATTTCTCATATTCTCATTTGTTTGCTTTTCTCTTTGCAATTGCATTTGTTGTTGATACTGTTCACTAGATCTAATATCTTTCATAGCATCTTCATAATCAGATATTTGGTTTTTATTTACATCTTGCATAGCACCATAACCAGCGGATTTAATTTCAGCTACAGTAATATCTTTTTGAATCATCTTATTATCTCTTTCTGCTTGAGCTTGAATCTCCATCTGTTTTTGTTTTTCAGCAGCTGTAATTTGTTCTTGTTGCATTTGCTGTTGCATTTGCATTTCTTGTTGCTTAGTTTGTTGTTGTTTTTCTTCAGAAGATTTTAATGCAGTATTAACTTCAGAAACAGAATCTGCCTGTACAATTTTTCCTAAATCATATATAGAAGCTCCAGTAGTATTATTCTGAAGAGCCATAGATTTTAATTGTTCTAATACAGCTCTATGATTTGCAGTAGTAGTACAGAATATATTAAGGTCTCTTAATAATAAATCTGTTCCATTTACTTGAAAGTTTACTTTGTCATCAGCACCAGTAATATAACTTAACCTTGTAGAAGGTTTTGTTGAATGGTAATACTGTGCTAAGTCTGTACGCATTTGATGCACTCTAGGCATTAAGTAATCACAGTGTTGTATAAAGAAAACTTCTGTTTGTGCATAAGATGCAGCAGCAGCTTGTTCTACTCCGGTAGCTGTCATTTGAGATAACTGCTGTCCCATTCTTTGTGGGTTAACTCCAATTACTTCATATGCTTGTTGTTTAAAATGATTTGCAAGCTGTACTCTAGACATTAATCTTTCTGTTTGAGATAGATCAAGTTTCTGGAAGTGTTGGAAGTTTAATGCATTCTCTGTATTTGTAATAGATGTATCTAGAGGAAGCATCTGGAAATTTTTCATTGCCACATAAGCTTTAGCCAAATTTCCTTTACCCCAATCTTCTCCAAGAGAGTGACGGGGTAAAGTATTTTGGTCAAGCAGAATAATTGTGCCAAGTTCATCTACTAAGATATCTGCAATTTGATTGTTTACAATATTGTATCCAATCTGGTATGGTTTCATTAAATCAATCAGAGCAGTTGATTTTGTATTTCTATCTGAGAAGACAGCACCTTCTACCGGTAACTTACACCCGTATAGTGTAGCATCTCCTTTAAATTGAAATCTTAAAGGTCCTATATGGTTTTTATCAACCCCTAAGTATATTGGAGAAAATCCTCCAGGGTTATTCATACCCCAGAATGAAGGAATATTTGGTCCAATTTTAACACCTCCCCAAACTTCATTGATCCATATCCAATCTATGTGCTCACCAAATACTAAATTATCTTTAGTTTTATTTTTAAAGAGTCTAGTATCATATACTGGTTTATCTACAATTTTATAATCCTCATCTATTATCTCATTTATTACTTCACCATTTTCTGTAATTTGAGTTAGATGACCTACTTTTTTCTGTGACTTCCAGTAACCAATTGTTACCCTTAATAAGTATGCTGTTCCTTGATCAAAGTAATCTTCTCCTTCTGACATTATCTGTGTAATGATATCCCCACCATCCAACACAGATCCTGCCATCATGGTAGTATACTGTCTATAAGCAAGAGAAGGCATATTAACATTCCAATCATGAGACTTAGTTCCGTCATAATATGTTCCATCATTTTGATATCCACCTGTAATGTATCCTGCAGATCTAATAGGGTATATTGCTTCTAATGCTTCAAGTTGTTCTTCTGTCATTAAATAACCATACTTATCTATAACATCTGATACTGTAAACATTTCTGTTTTTCCTACCCAGTTACCTTGAGAAATATATCTTGCATCAGGAGATTTATGATAGAATGTGATTGGTGGATTCCACAGTTCTATTTCATAATCATCCTCCATCATGCGGAAGTGCCAGAATTCTCTGTCTGTGATAAGCATATCACGGAAAGCTCTTTCTTCTAACTCATCCATTTTAAATCTTTCTATATCTACTTTATGTTGATGCGTAGCCCATTGTTCTGCCATAGATCTATAATCCTTTTTAAAGAACTGTTCTATTTCAGGTAATGATTTTAAGTTATCAGGATTTAATTGTTGTTGGGCTTCTTCAGATTCTGGATCTAAGCCTTGTTCTAATAATGCTGCTGTAATTTTAATTTGTGCATCAGCCATTAAGACTTCTTCTACCATTTGTCTTTTTTGCTCAATCATCTCATTATATGAGTACTCATCTACAGCACGGTAAGTAAGCTTAGTGGTCCTCTTAGCAAATTCAGCTACTAGAACATTAATAACATTTGGAATGATTGGGTAGAATTTAAGTTCAAGAGCTGAGCTATCTTCTTTAGTTAAGATTTCTACTATATCTCTGTACTCATTATCATCCTCAATTATATAGTCTGTTTTATCTATGATACCTTTTGCAAGCTTATAGTTTTTCATTAGCCTGCGGGCATTTCTCCTGATTTGTTTTAACCCATTCCACTCTAACCAGTCAAGATTCCAAGCTGCCCACTCATCATCTTTATCTTTCTTAGATATAAATTGAAGAGGCTGCGTAATACTACCTAACCTATTATGTTCAGTCTTAGCACCTTTCTTTATCTGTAATGCGTTATATATTTGCATATCCTTTATTTAATATTTTTAAATGGAAATCTTTTAAAGCTTTGCCCATTTGTTAGTCTTCCCCTTCCCATATGTCGGAACGGACTATGATTTAATTTAAACAAATTTTCTGACTTTTGCAAGTTTTTAGCGGCATCATCCATTACAGTTCTTTTAGCATATCCTAAATTAGATTCTTGTATTTTCATAAATGCAACCAAAGCAGCAAAAGATACCAAGCGGTCAACATTGACACCATCTGCATACTCTCTCATTTCTTTAAGTAGCATTGGATCTGGAATTCTTTCTATACCATACTTAGTTCTAACAACTGTACCATCTGGTTTTGTCTCTTGATCTATTTCTTCTTTACAAAATTCAATAGCATAACTTAGCAAGTGAGCTTTAAATAAAGTACCTGTGTTTTTCCAACCATACTCCTGGAACACGTTAGCATTGGAACCTAGATCTTTTAAGAACATAATCTGACTTTTAGGTACTAAGAATCTTTGTTTCTTTCTAGATATCATATACTGTATAAAGAGAGATATGTTGTTTTCTATAAGTGTCCAAGCATTATACCATTCTATAATGAGCTCAAGCTTTTGATGTGTTTTATTTATATCATCAAATCTACCACACCAGGCTGCTACAATTTTACTTTGCTCTATGTATGTTTCTGTTTCCAGACCAGTTATTTTAGTTACTTGTACTGGAGCTTTCATAATATATATAGAACACAATGACTCTGATGTTGTTGTTTTACCTTCTGATACCGGGTCAATAGATGCGTAATACATTTTAAACTCTGGATCTTTTACAGGTCTTTCCCATACAACTAAAACTCCTGTTTTGTCTTCAGTTTTTTTAGATATAGGAAATTCAAGTATTGGTAATTTATTTGTTGGTTTAACTGTAGGTTTACCATTTTCATCTGTAGAAATATCTAAGAATTCATAAGCATAGTCTTTATCTTCTATTCTTCTTTCTTGAGCTGTAATAAGATGTGTTGGGAATACAGATACACTTCTATTTGCAAAAGCTTCTTCTATGTTTCTTGGATGCTGAGATATCCTAAGTTGGTACGTCTCAGGATCCAATTCTTTTTTCCAAGCTGCAAATTGTTCATCAAGTGCTTTTAATGCTTCTTCTACAAGTGAATTACCATACTCATCTATGTATGGCGGCATAGACCACTGCTCAGGTATAAATAAACCTGACATACCTATAGTACCTTTACTATCTATAAGATTTGTTTCTATTGCATAGATATCATTATCATTAGGTTTCTCTATCATTTTTTTAAGAGGATCACACTGAGATAAATCACCTACAGATCCTGCAGCAATAAACATTCCTGTAGTTATTAAACCAGATCTCATAGCTGGGCGCATATACTCATATGTCTGATTCATCTTAGGTGCAATCCCTGCTTCCTCATGAAAGAAGTATTTAACCGGACCCCCTACACCATTTGTTGGATCTTTCTCAAATGACATACCTTGTATAGTACCTTTGAGACCAACTTCATTCTTTCTATCTCCTTTTCTTACTTCAATCTTTTGCTGCCACATCATTACCTTCTGTGGATTCATAGGTCTATACCAAGCAGTATGTTCATTTAAGAATGCAGCATATTCATCTAAAAATTTCCAAGAACCTTTTTCATTAATATAATCTTTAAGACTGGCTCCTAATTTTAATGTTACCCCTGCTTCAAACCACTGTTGATTTATTAGCTTGGCCATATGATAGTATGAAGATGCTATCTGACGTTTCTTTAATATTGCTACATGTTTATAATTTAGTTCTGCTAATAGCTCATACAAAGCCATATGATACTGAGCATCTCTAACATCAGCAAAACCAAACTGTTGAATTTCTTTATTAAAGATTGGTAAAAAGTTTAACCACATGTAGTATTCTCTTGCAAGAAACCATGTTTTACCATTATCTTTAATTAAGAAACCTTTTCTGCATTTTATTTTTTGATCATCCCAATAAGCTATAAAATCTTTAGATTTAAAAGGTGCTATGCAATAAACTCCCTGTTCTTTAAATCTTTTTGACTCAGCTGTAAATAGTTCACTTGAGATTTCATTAAACTCATACTGCCCAGGTTCTTTAAATATAGACAGTATATAATCAGCAAACTCTTGCCTGTTAGAAAAAGAAGTAGTGGTTATTACACCATTATCCCATGTTGGTATATCTTCAAATATTTGACTCATTATGAATCATATGCTAGTCCTTGCCCTCCGCGTACTTTGCTAGATTGCTCTTCTTGTAAGTCTTTGTATACTCCTTTAAAAGATGCTCTAATCTGATCAAAGTTTTTAGCAGCTGCTACAAGTGAGTTAATATTTCCATCTCTTCCTGCTGTAATAGTAGTAGTTTCCATATACCTAGCTAATCTATCTAACATAGATGCCATACCTTTGTATGCTCTAGATGTTGGTGTTTCATACATTCTTTCACAAAACTTTAATGCTATAAACACAGTATCATCTTCAGTAGAAAACTCTCCTTCAATTTCTTGCATAATAAGTGATTCTTTATCCATTTCAGGTGTGTGAAAAAAAGGATTCATATCTGGATTGGGACATGTCATGTAAAAAAGATACTGATAAATTTTTAAGTAATCTTCTGGATACTCATCCATGATATCTTTAAGTGCTTTAAGAGTATAACAGTGCTCTGTAGGAACTACTGTTCTATTTTGTACATCAAATAGTTTTATTAACATTAGTGCTTCTTTTTAATTTTATCTTTATTATCATTAAGATAATGAATAATTGAAATTACTTCTTCAGATAAATATGGCATAAGAATAGGGGTAACTTCTTTTACAATAGGTTCTCCATTTTCATTTTTCTTACTTATTGGATAACCCCATTGATCTTCTCCTTCTACTTCAAATACTACATGATGTATAAATATTTTTCCTGGTTTAAGTTTAGGATTGTGCTTTAATATAATATACATATAAATACTAAGCTGTAAAGCATAGTGATAGAAATGACAATCATCTAAAGAATCTACAGGGGACATCATTTTAGCAGACTTACCTTCCCAATCTACATAAGATTCTTTTTTAATTTCCTTATTGGTTTTGTAGTCTATGATATTTACTTTACCATTAACTACTTCTACTAAATCTGACTGACCACAAATACCTGCAGATCTTAAATAAACCATGTGTTCAGGATAAATTCCCGGTTCAAGTTTTTGAACTGGAGCAACTCTGATTCCATTATTTTCACCAGATGGTTTAAATACTGGCACAGTAACACCTTCTCTTTCTATAGATGCTAAAGAGCATAGATCAGTTTCTCTTTGGTTATGATACCATGTACCTAGAGTAGTAGATCTATTAGCTTCATTCTCCCAGATCTGTTGAATAATTTCTGGTTCAATTCCAGACCACTTTGACTTTTTACTTTTAGAAACTTTTGCTGCAATTTTTTTTGCATCAAATGGAGTCTTAAAGTGAGATACTAAAGTAGTAACACTTATCCAATCTATAGAGTCATCATTTAAGCTTCTATAGCTATGATCCTGTGCATTAAATACTATCATAACTCTTCTAGTTTATCTTCTTCTTCTTCCGTAGCAATAGCATCCCATTTACCAAGTGGGCATGAAGAAGAAAGTGATCTTGTCTTAAATGCAAGAGAACAACCGCATTCATTACAACATGGAGCTGTACCTTTTACTACACACTTTCTTCCTTTGCTTGGACACTCATAACATATAGAATATCTTAACTGTGCAATATCCTCAACAGTTTGATCTCTTATAACTGAATTAGTTATCCCCTCCAGAATCTGTTTCCTGTTCTCCCAAATTGTTTTTAATATACTCATCTCTTTTATTTTGTGATTCTAACTTTCTTTCATTCTCAAGATCTATTTTCTTCTTAAGTTCTTTTAGTTTTTCCAACTTGGTCTCTTTACTTTTCTTATTAAAGTATGCACTAAATGTAGAGGTATCATGACGAGTTAAAGATTTTTCTATTTTGGGTATAGATTCTTTTACAAAAAGTTCTTTTATTACAAAATGTCCTAAACCTTCTAGATTAATTCTTGGATGTTTTAACTCAGATAAATTTTCTCTGACTCTTTTATAGTAAAACTCCATTAAATCTTCTATTAAAGACTCTTCTATATTTAATTCTTCAGAAAGCTCTTTGTATATTTTAGATGACTTCTTGGGAATCATTGCCTAAAAATTTATAATCCAATAATATAGTACCTTGTGTCTGTATTTTTAAGCTAGGATTTAGAGTAATAATTTTTTTATTATTTGGATCTTTTATTACTAATCCATTTTTCTCAGCTTTATTAATACAGTTTCTTACAGTCTGAGGTGACTTAAATATCCAATCCTCTTCTGAAGATGCATCTAAACAAAAATTAGTAAGCTCAATTGGCTGGTTAAAACTAAGTAGTGTGAGGCAATCAAGATCAGACTCACTCATTGCTATACGATTAATATAGCAATGAGTTAATATCTGAAACTTAACCACTTCCCATTTGGGCATTCTCACACGCTTCTGTACTTGGTTTACTAAAGCCATGATTAATTCTTTTTAAGCTTTCTTTCTTTAGTTTGTGGATTAACACCTCCTTCTGCTACAGGATCTCCTTGTGCATAATTATGATCATCATCTTCTTTAAGATTTTGCATCATCATTGCATACTGAACTCCAATTTGTGCTCTTTTGAATCTTTGTTCATCAATTGAAGTTAAGAGTGTTTCATGCTTTAATTGAGCTTCTAGATAAGGAACAGACTCTTCAAAATACTGTTTCATTTGCTCTTTTCTCTCTGCTAATTGCTCTGCAGAAAGATCATTTAAATTTTCTTCTTCCATTGGTTTTTATTTATGTTAAAGCAAATATACAATATTTGTTTAAACATAACAGATTTAAACAAAAAATCCAGATACTGTAAGTACCTGGATTTAAGTAGTAGCATTAGCTGGTTTTAGTGTGTGTTGGGCTTATAACATTTGCTTCCTCTACAAGGAGTATTTCTCCTTGCAGCCTTGCTTTGCTTAAACCTTCTTTTCTTTTTATCTCCAGGTCCTCCTAAGATAGAACCAGGAGCTGCATTAGAACTCATAAAGTCTTCAGTATTTATGATTGCTCCTAAAGCACATTGCCTTAATCCTTTAAAATTTTTCATCTTATCTGTTTTTAATTGTGAAGTTAAAAAGAGTAAGCATATAAAAATCTCTAGATATATCTACTTCAATAGTAAATACATCTATTTTGCCTAATCTAAATCTTATCTGAAATTTGTCCCACTGTTTATTGTGGACTCTCCAACTGTTTCTAATTATCATACTATATCATTTGATTCAATTAATGTATAAGTGAACTTGTTTCCATTAACAGTTCTAGCTTTGCGGCAGATAGCCATAAATTCTTCAAAGTCTTTAGACTTCTTAAACACTTGACAGCCTTCTGACCAGTTCTCTACAAATGTAGAATCTGCTCCTGCTTTGTGTATGTTAATACCAAATAAACCTTCTTGTGTTTTATCCTCAGCATATACCATGTTACGGTCAGCATCACGGAAAACTTTAACCGGTTTATTTTGTCCTAATGCTTCATACTTACCTGCGTGAAGTCTGATAATGTGAGAATCTATATACTGACCTTCAACAAGTCTTGCAACTCCTGCTTTGTTACCAAACTTCATAACACCTTTTGTTCCTGGGTCAGTTGTTGCCGGCCAACAATGGAAGTGCTCTACGCCATCAACAGTGTAAGTTAAAGTTAAATGGTCATCAAATAAGTTAGTTACTTTTTGTCCTGTAGCAGAGTTACGTACTCCTATAATGTTAAGCATTAAGTCTTTACCTTCAAACCATTTGTAACCTTTAGATGCTACTGCAGTTTTTACTTGAGCTGCTGTATACTTAGGTGCTGCTTTTGGTTTAGCTGGTGCCGGTGTACTATCTACAACAATACCCATTTTAGCTAGTGTAGCAGGACCTACTACTCCATCAGGAGTTAATCCGTTTTTAGTCTGCCAAGCTTTTACTGCTTCTTCTGTTTTAGGTCCAAAGTTTCCTACTGGATCTACACCTAATACTACTTG